CTCTTCCCATACCCGCATGCGCTTCTTGTCGTAGGGGAATGTGGGAGAGAAAATAAGGCTCTTCTCTTCGTTTCCTACGGCCGATTTTATCTCTATGACGGCTTGGATTTTATCTCCCACGAAAACGTCTGCGTCTGGAGAGAATCCGTAGCCGAAGTCAGTCTTGTAGAACAGCTTATCGTCAAAGTCTTGGTCGTAGTGCCGGACATTCGGGCAATAGTTCTCTCGAAGCCACTCAACCGCTCTCGGTTCGTTTTCTCGGCCCATTTTGAAGTTTCGATTCGCAGGAGCCGAGATAAACGTCCCAGTTCGTCTTTGATACTGAATCTCGTATAGGTACTTGATGTTCGCTTCCGTCCATGTGTCCGTTTTCGACATGAGCCGCTCCAGTTCGGATGCCGAGAAAAATCCGGTCTTCTCCTGCATCCACTGGAGCTCCTTGTCGATCTCTTGTGGCTGTTCCTCGACATGGTTGATAAGCTCGTCTAAGTCAAGCTGGCCCATTTCTCGCGGATTTTTGCTTCCAGCGTCTTCCGGTAGGGCTTGAACAATTCGAACTGCTTGATAAGCTCTCCCATCTCGGCCCGAGTCTTTGACGCTTCGATACCTTTCACGAATTGGTCGTACTGGGCGGCAAGATCGTCGCTTTTGTCCTTGCGGACCCGAAGCGCATCTTGTTCCTTCCCGAACCACTTTCCGTGAACGGTGCCGATCCGGATCATTTTTCCAACGGTGTCTTCGATGTACTTGCTCCCGGTGACACTCACAATCATGTCAATGTTGGTTCGGTTCGGTACGAAAGGTTTGGCCCATTCGAACTCGGCTTCCTCTTCGAAGACGATGCAGGGTAACATCACCTTCTTGCCTTTGTCCTGACTCCAACCCTCCTTCTGGGTCACACCCTTGATCGTGAGGACTACATCCTTCCCGCCGGGGAGGGACCAGTCACCCATGAAATTCGGGTTGAGCAGGCGTTTCCAGTGAGTTTTTTCTTCTGCCATGTTATTCCGAGATTTTAACGAGAATCCACTGATTCTTGAGTTTGATTTTTGCGTACTTGCCATCGTTTACCCAAGCGTTGATCGTAGACCGAGAAATCTTGTGGTCTTCTTCCAACGTCTTGTAGGTAGTGATAATTCCTTCCTCGATTCCTTTCTGAATCTTCTGAGCGAGTTCTGTTCCAGTCATAGTTAATTCTGAATTTGCATCACATAGATTCCGGCCGAGTCAAAGGTGCGCTCGTTGTAGTTCGCGTCGTAACCGTTTGCGAACCCGTTGTCGTCCTTCGTCTCCGTGTAGCTCCCGATATAGCGAACCTTGGTGCGCTGTACCTTGATCTTTTCTCCGGTACGTTCCCCTGCCTTTTTGACCCAGCTAAAACCCACATACTGTTTCAGAACGAGGAATTTCAAAGGGCGTGAACGGTGGGGTGGGGGTGTACTGAAAGCTACTCCCCGCCGGAACCTGCGACATTAGTTTTTGTTCCATTTTTCTTCTGCCTTTTAGTTGTTTTGGTGTTCCTTGCTTTTTCCAGCGCAGCCTTAGCCTGCTCCAGTTCTTCGATAGCCTCTGCGGTCTGCTCCGTTTGCACTTTAACTTCTGCCAGTGCAACGGCATCCTTGAGCTCCTCGATCTCCTCCGACTCTCTCGGTTCGGCCCGAGCCTCAGCGTATTTGTCGAGACTCTTCTGGCACACGTCGAGGATTCCGCTTACAGCCGACGGGTCTCGCATGATGGTCTGGGATGCGAGGAAGAGCGTTTTTGCGATAGTGGTCGCATTTTCCTTGTCGCGCTCCGCATCGCGCTTTTCTGCCCTGATAGCAGGATCGAGCATCATGTGCGGGGCTAAGATGTACACGAACGTCAGATACTCGGGTGTGCCTTTTAGGAACACCTGCTTCCACGTCTTCGATCTGGTCTCCACATCAACGCGCTCGTTGGTAATCCTTACCACGAATGCGTCGAGGTCGTACTGGAGCGAGTAAATTTTGTTTTTCTTTTTCTTGAACATAAGAGTAGTTTTGATTCGATGTAAAGTTAAACATTTATTATTTAATTTGCAAATAAAAATGTCGAGATTTTTCAAAAACCTCGACATTTCTATACATAGTGTTGATTTTACTCGACCCGGTTCGGCATTTTACCGTCCTTTTCCATTTGGTTCCGTTCGTCGTTGTCGGCTCCGCCATTTCCTTCGGCCGCGGCCTTGGCTTGCTGTTGCGCTTCCAGTTCCGCGGCGGCCTGCTCCTGAGCCTTGCGCTCCTTTTCGGCCGTTTCCAGTTCGATGCGCTTCAACTCGTCGAATGAGGCCAGCGGGCTTCCTTCGGCCGCGGTGCGAACGGAGAGGATTCCTCCAGCCACAGCCTGAACGCGGTTCTGGATGTCTTCGCTGTCGTTCTTAGGAATGAACGGCTCGATGGAGTAGGACATGCGGAGATTGTGGTACTCGGTCTGCCTCTTCTCCTTGATGCCGACAAACTCCTTGAAGATGTACATGAGTGTGCGTAGGGCCGGATCGAACCGGGAATATGCGTCCATACACCATTGCGTCTCCGGAAAGTATAGGTTCCGGAGGTAAGCACCGCTGTAATCGCCTGACTTGATCTCGTCCGGCCGGATGAACACGGCTCCTACGCTGTCGCATAGGAACTTGAGCGAGTTGTCAAGCGAGAGCGTGAACGTGTTGGATGCGTCGGCGGGCTGGAGAATCTTCGCGTCGCCGTCTTTGTTTCGGGCCGCGATCACCTTGCCTTGGAAGTTCACGTTCGGCAGGCCGCCTACGATTCCGGAGACGAAAAGCATCTGGAAGTTGTAGTACTTGCCATTTTCCATCAGGTCCGATAGAAGTTTCTCGATGTCTTCGATGTTTCCCTGAACGTCGCCCCAGCACACATCGCTCTCGCGGTGGTAGATGACGGGGCAGATTGAAAGGCCGTGCCGAGCCGTGCTCACCAGTTTGTAGCCGTCCTCGGAGTATGTTTCGGTCAGGTTGCGAATGAACGTCTTGACCGCACTTTCGGTAGAGGCTATGGTGATGGATTCCCAGCGCTCGACGGTCCGGCTTCCATATATTTCGACGACCGTGGTTCCATTGTCATCGAACATGCGGAGGACGTTTCGTTTACCGCCGTCACGCGGATTACGGAACTCGGTAATGAGGTCTCCAAACTCGTAGGAGAACACTCGGTAGCCCAGCATTTCCGTTTCGGGGTCCATGTAGACGCATATAGCGCCATCTCCGGTGCCGAAGCATGAATTACCGAACTTAATGAGAGCATTGTTCATGCCCGTCTGGTTCCAGTAGGACTTGATCTGCGAAATCATGTCTGCGTCCTCCATGTCACCTTCGTTGCTAAATTCCATAGGGTTGCCGAAGGTGTGGATGGTTTTGTGCCGAAGTATCGACTTCTGGAGCGACACTGATACGCGCTCAACGGGCTCGTAGCCATCGGGAACATTCTTGCGCAATGCCTCGTCGTATCGGTATTTGGGCCGATTCGAACGCATATACACATCATATACCATGTGGGCCGACGGTTGCTTCTCGTTGAGGAAGTCCGACTGCGTAAGCAACCGCCTTGGGTAGCGGTCGAATTGCATCGGCTGTGGCGGGTTCGACGCGAACGACTGATTCATCGTGCAGTTCGTCGCCGGGTTCGGAAGCCTGCGCTCCCACCTGCGCTTTTGCGCTAACTCTCCAATGTTGATCTTCATTATTAAAAAATTTTACCAACCCCCCATCGAATTGAAGGCTCGATAGTAGTCATCCATCGAGTATTCGGGCTCGGCCGCTTTTTTGAGCGTCGCCATGAGCTCAAATATCATTCGGTAAGCAATCGGGTCAAGGTCATCGGGTGAATAATTATGCCTGCGTTTAAACGCTAATTTCGATATAAAGAAGTACTTGCCGTTCTCTTTTTGATCTCGCTTGAGGCACTCGGTCGCTTCGAGGACAAGCAGATCAAGGATAGGCATTTTGTCGTTCTTGCGGCCGTATTGAACCAACGTGGAGCCCGGTATATCGAATCGTAGGCGCCCCATTCGAAGGTAGGCGCTGAGTTTACCGAGAAGTTGGTCTCGGAGGCACACATACTGCTCCATTTCGATCACGTTTCCGGCCGAGTCGTATTCTTTTATAGGTGTGCGATTCGAGACGATTGCTACGACACCGCGCATGTAGTCTTCGAAGTAATTACCGAGACCTCCGGCATCTACCGCAATATGTTCGACCGGAATATCATACTCTGTCTTCAAGGCGCGGACCCACTCCACTTTTTCTCGCGCGTCATCTGTATAAGTGGTCTCAACGCGATTGCAGGTGAGGCCAGTCCAGATATAAGCCTTGGTCGGGTCGGTTCCGTCGCCGATGTCCACGGTCATGTATCGCTCCGTAGAGGGTTCGAATGGATTCTGATTCGGGCCGGGAAACATGGCCTCGATGTGGCTTTGGTTTACCATTGCCTCTCCTTCGCCCATCTCGCCCCAGTAGCCGAATAGGAGCTTCATTCGCTCCGCCTCTCCGACGTTGAACAAGTTGGCTACATTTCCGCCATGCGTCTGGAAGGTAAGGATTCGGTTATCCATAATGTTACCGGGGATAAACGTGAAGGTCTTGATGAAGCTGTCGGTGGTCAGACCTGCGGCACGCATCTCGGCCGTCAACATGGATTCGAGGTCTATGCGGCTTTTGACTTCATCCGGAGTCTCGCCCCAGATGATGTCCTCCGGCTTGTCGCCGTTGACTACCATATACATGATCTTGCCGACGCGCTCTGGGCGGACATAATTGTCGTCGCCGATATACCCGGCCGTCCGGAGCATTTTGGAACTCCAGTGCCAGCCGTTCGCGTTGAGGGTGCAGACCATCTTCGGTTTCATACCGGAAGCGTCACGGTTTCGAGAGAACCAGTATTTCCAGATTTTGAAGGTGAAGTTGGTCAACTCGTCGATGGCGATGTAGGAGGCCTGCTTATTTTTCATCTTCTCCTGCGCCTCCTTCTCCTGAGAGTCGGATTGCAGGTTGATGTGAGTGAGCATGATGGAGCTCTGGTACTCAGGCCATGCAAAGGAGTAGTCGGAGGCCGAGTATTCGCATCCTTTCATTTCGGAATATATTCGTTTCGCATCCGAAAGAATACCACCCGCGGTGCCTACTTCGACGAGCTCCTTTTTTATAATAAGGCCCGAATATCCGTATTTACCAATGCCTCTAAGTGCCTCTAACAGAATGCAATATGTATTATGAGTAACTACACACGCCTTCGAAGCGAGGTATAGCGAGTTTGGGTTGCTAACTGCGATGCACCTACACTGCTCTCGGCCGACTTTTTCCACCTTCACGATCCTGCGCGTCTTGGAAAACCTGCGTGCCTTCACCTTCGATGCTTTACGATCCAGCCGGAACAACTTTGCGTTGTCGGCAGTCTGTATATATAATACATAGGCGTTCTTGCACTCGATGCGCACACCGTCCTTCTTATACGAGGTCGCTTTTTGGATAATCGTACACATACCGCCAAGAGACCATATCACCTCCTGAATATCTTCGGCCAGTTTCTTGGAAGTGGTGGTTAGGCCAACGCTCGACCTTCGGCTGTCGGCATACCCATCCGAGTCCATGAGACCCTGAATCAAGGCAAAGCGATCCTCTACCGATGCCAGCTTGTATCGGGTAGGTATGAATTTGGTGTGAGAGTAGGAGCCGTACAATCCGAGTTTCTTTATTTGTTCCAGAAGTTCGTCGTCATACAGAATATAATCCTTGCCGCTCTTAGCGCTATATACGCGCTTGGTATTTTTCTTGAAAAATTCGACTACTTCCGGATCAAGAGTTGTGACTATAATACGCTTTATGCTTCCAGTCATGCACCCGTCTCCCAGTAAGAACCCAAGCATGTAAGGATCAATCGGCAACTTATCCGGCCGGGAGAACGCTACGGGTTCGCATAGAGACACGGCAATATGTTTGTTCGGCTTCTCGTCGAGGTGTTTTATAATGGCCGCTGTGTCCCATACTGCGCAGTCCTCGTCCCGGCTCAATCCATGCAACTTCGCCCTCTTGGATTGCTTCCTCATTTCGTAAACATTCCATAGGTGCTCATAGGTACAGTCAACGAAAGCGCCGTCGATAAAGTGTACCCTATATACATCCTGCTCTCCGAGCTCGTAAATGTTGACTACTCGCTGTTGGCCGCCGAAGGTGTTGGAGATGATGTCTCCGGGCTTGAGGTCGCCCATTTTACGGAAGCCGAATGGAGTTACGATTTGAAAGCTGTACGGGTTTCCTTTTCCGGCTGAGGCGCTTCCTCCGGTCCAAATGACATCCGCTTCGCAGGTCTGGATCGCTTCCTGAAACCCGGTCTGACCGATGATGTCTTTATTGTCTCGCAGTTTGGCTCCGTTCACTTTCACCCATCCCTTTTTCTTAACCGTACTGAGCTCCCGCTCTACCTTCGGATAGAGCTGTACGGGTTGTGTATCGGGATTTACGCGAGTGAACATAGTAAAGTTTTATTCGCAAATTTACGATAAATTTTGTTCTTGGCAAAAAATGTTTTACATTTGTCGTTGAGTATGCAAGTATTTGAGAATCATGTGAATGGTACTCGTGCTTGCGGAAGCATTCACTAATCATTGAAAAACAATGAAGTTTACAAAAGAGCAAGTACTTGGAAAAACCAAGGAACGACTGGGAAAAACCCAAAAGATTTCCGACCGCACCATTTTGGATGCCGCGACAAACGCGATGGCCTTCCTGCCCGACGACTCCGACATGGAGATCGACGCCTTCATGGAGAAGTTTATGCCGACCATCACTTCGGTCAACACGAACTTCAACAACGATCAGGGAGCTTTCATTTCGAAATGGAAGGAGGAACATCCCGAACCGAATCCGAATCCGGCTCCGAAGCCTAACGACACCGAAGAGATGCCCGCTTGGTACAAGGCCGAGCTTGAGCGTCGCAAGGCATGGGAAGAGGAGCAGGAGGCCAGACTGAAAGGTTTGGCCGGACAGCGCCGCAAGGAGGAACTGATTCAGCAGGCGCGTGAGGCTTTCTTCAAGCCCGCCGACAAGAAGAAGACTCCTATCGACACCTATAAAGGTGTAGCCGAAATAGCGCTGGAGGATGCGTTCGAGACGATCAAAGAGGATGACACGGTAGAAGCCATCGTTTCGCGGGCTTACTCGCGCTACGAGCGGACGCTGACGGCTCAGGGCCTTCCGGCCACGGCTGGCTACGTTCCCGGCGATCCTACCCCGAATCCGACTCCGAAAAACGGAGAGAAGGACCCGGCCGCCGAAGCGCTTTTGCGCAACCTTGGCATCAAAACCGAAGGCAAGGGTGACGGGGACGAGTAACGACACCATTAATTAACAACTGTTTAAAACCATGAGAGCAGGTTATAACTACAACAAAATGCGGGAGTACTCCATAACTGTTGGTGGTCTGCGCAACGTCTATGGTGGCAAGGCTGAGGTGACTCTGCCTACTGGCTATAATATGGCGCTGGAAGACATGCCTCCCGTCGGGAACGTTCTCCCCGCTGGTACCCCGTTCGGTTGCGACGATTTCGCAAAGACGGCCCAGCCCCACTACGCATTTGCAGTAAACGCGGTCGTCGATACTACGGCTACGAAGGTGCAGGTGAAGAAAGAATTCGAGGGCACCCGTGCCCGCGTCGGCATGGTGCTGATGCACCTTCCGAACGACGTTACGGACCTCGACTACACCGGAACGGGTGTAACCGTTACGGCTATCGACGACTCGAACGCCGACTACGATGTGCTGACCCTTTCGGCCGCCGTAGGCGCACTGGCCGTTGACGATATTCTCGTCGAGGCTTCGGCCGTTGGTGCAGGCGCAACGATCAAGGTCATCCCCACCGCTACTTCGTTCGCGGATATTCCGTGCTACGGAGACGAGCAGACTCAGCTTGTGGACCTCGTTCACATCTGCAACGTCATCTACGCGCGGCGCTGTGCGCCCGTGCATCCGATGATTCGGAACTACATGAACACGCACGGTTACTTCGTTCGTTTCTACGACGGTCTTTAATAAAAACGCATAACTATGGGACTTTACAGCAAAATTCTCTATTACAACGTCGCCCTTTTCTGGGAGGGCGTTGAGGCGTTTACGACCGTAATCAACGACGTAAACGCGAAGTACAACGATGCCTTCTGGCGTCGGTTCGCCTTCTGGGGCCGCCGCATGCGGACTCCGGAGTGGAAGATCAACGTGCGCGACACGGAGATCAACGTCGCCGCCGCCGTTCTGTCGGCCAACGGCCAGAAGCCGCTCCGCGGTGCTGGCGCATGGCAGACCTACGGTGGTACGATCCCTCTGATCGGTCACGGCTTCCAGATGGACACTTCGGACTTCATGGCACTCAAGGCTTTCGAGCCTATCGCCGATGACCCGAACTTCCACGCTCGCTACGACTATCTGGAGCGCTTCGCGGCCGCTGTCGGCGGTATGCACTCGCGTATCAACATGATGGTGTTCGAGGGTCTTTCTACGGGCTTCATCACGGCCGACGCTCAGAACAACGGCGAAGGCATCCAGATCGCAGTGGACCTCAACTACCCTTCGGACCGCTTCAAGGTTCCGAGCTACGGCATCTGGGGTAGCGGTACCGACGACCCGATTCAGGACCTCCTCGACATTCAGGACTGGATGGACGACAACTCGTTGCCGTACACCAACTGGCTGATTTCGAAGAAGCTGATCCGCGAGATGTCTGTGAACAAGAATGTTCGCATCAAGATCGCCATGAAGATGTACCCGAACACCCCGAATCCCGGCCAGATTCCTCTGACCCGCAAGGAGGTGATGGAAGGTCTCGTGAACTACTACGGCATCGTTCCGATCATCGAGATCGACGAGAAGTCGAACGTAGAGCGCGACGGCAAGGGGAACGTCATCAAGAGCTTCGCTGAGGATGTGGCCGTACTTTGCGTGCCCGACCGATTCTTCGAGCTCCAGAACTGCGAGAACATCTACGAGATGGACAACAACCCGAACGTGCTCCACTCTTCGGTGGAGGAGGGTCGCATCTCCGTCATCGTGGAGTACTTCTCGAACCCCGTCAAGGACGTTACCTCGATGGAGGCTTACGTTCTTCCGGTACCCCGGAACCCGAACAACATATGCATCCTCAAGACCAGCACGAATCAGCCGTGGGGTGGTGGCAAGACGACGAAGACTGTCAAGGCCGCGGCAAAACCCGTCGTTACGACCATCGCCGTCGGCGATGGCGAGTATGATCGCGCCGCCGTCATCTCCGCTATGGAGACCATCGGCGTGAAGATCAACGCCAATACCGGGGTCGCCAAGACTCAGGAGGCCGTCAATCTGCTCGGCGAGGAGAAGATCAAGGCGCTGGAGAACGTGCTGAACGGCAACGCTCCGGTAAACAAGGAAGAGGCAAACCAGTAATATCAAGACACTATGGGCGCTGTACCAAGCATAACTATTGAGGAGTATCTTCGGGGGTTAATCGTCAACTACCCGCTACCGGATGCTGTCATCAACGGTATCTTGGCACGGCGCGACATAGAGTCTGGTGCTCCGGCCTTTCAGCGCAACGCCGAAGGAGCAGAACCGTTGAATTGGATTCGCAAACGCGATCTGGCGACGGCTGATGTATACTTCGCGGCTGGAACTCTCGTGAATGGTGGCGGTAGCTCGAAGCAAATGGGCAACCGCCGCTACACGGAGGGCCAGATTCAGGTTGCGGAGGGAGACCGGGAATACTGGCGTTCTTTGGCAAATATTATCTACAAAAAGTACGGCGAAGCTACGCCCGAAGAGGCCGAGATTTACGACGCTTCCGGGCTGTGGGCCGGATCAACGGTGAACGGCAATGGATGGTGCTTTTGACTTCTATCCGCACACCTGCGTTATTCGGCGCGGTACTGGCAAGACTGATCCCGAAACCTTCGAGGAGGTTTTCAGCGTGGTATATGAGGGTGAGTGTGGCCTGCAACGGGGAAACTCCGGTGGTAGCACCAGCATCCGTGAAGGTCACTACCTATCCTCTCCGCTTATCATCATTCCCGATTCGTCGGTGGACGTTCGGACGAATGACGAAGTGGTAGTCACGGTGGAGAACTCTCGGATTATCCGTTTTTTGGCTTTGGAGGCCGAAGCGGTGGCCGATCCCGATGTAGGTGGGGTTACGGTATGGCTCAACAAGGGAGATGATCAAAATGGCTAAAAAGGACAATTTCAAGAAGGTGTTTACAAAGTATGCAGAAGAGTATCTCGACACTCGCATACAGAACGTCTTTCAGAAGGTCGCTTTGAGCATTTTCGACAAACTTATGAGGGAAGACGTGCTCTTCCAGAATCAGACCGGGACACTGACCGCAAGTACGGGAATTGGAATATTCAAGAACGGCCGAATGGTGCAGTGGGTTGATAACCCGAACTACCCGGCCTCCCAGCGAACCGTGACCTACAAGGGTCAGAAAACGGTAGTCAACGGGCAAAAACTCTTGAATGCTACTCTTGCCGCAACCGACGCTCGGACGGCGGGTAAGTATGTGATGGTGTTGGTAAGCTCCGCGCCCTACGCCTACTCCGTTGAAGCCGGACTTGGTACTCAACGCGCCGACGGCATGCCGAAGCTCGGAATAGGATGGTGGAGTGAAGACATCGTACCATATCTCACTCAGCAATTTTTGTTGAATGCGAAATTAATGTCGTGATGAAATTATCAGAGTTGACAGCCGCGGAAAAGATCAGGGACACTATTAATAACAGCGGCTTGGTCTCCATCCCTGCATTTACGGCGCAGGATGTCCCTACGTCCGACTGGCCCGACGCTTACATCACGGTGACGCTCAATGGAACCGTAAACCGGATGACCACGAGCTCCGATCTTTTCGAAGCGAACGTGATCGTAGGGGTCTACATCCGGCTGTTGTCTACGGGCGCCGCTAATGCCGCAAGGCAGGCCGCCGTCATGTCGCAGTTGGACGAGGCTCTCAAAATTCCGGGAACCGTCCTGAACCAAAGCGTACTATACGAAGGTAAGACACTCGTTGCCAATTACTCAACCAAGCTCGTAAATCTTCTCGTCCGGATGGCGGGATAAATCGAAAAACAAACACAAAATAATTCACAACTATGGCTAAATTAGCAGAACAGCTCCAGTATGTATCTGGAATTACATGGTTCGACATCTACCAGCGTCCGGCAAGCAATGCCGCTACGCTTTCGACCATCACGGCCGATCAGTGGTATGAGGTAGGTGGCTTCCGCGAGGGCACGTTCTCGTTCACTGGCGACGAGATGGAGATCACCTCGCACAAGTACGAGAACGGTCAGGAGATCATCTCCACGACCACCGACGGCACCTACGGCTTCGAGGGCGACCTCGTAAACGTGGCCGAAGAGATTTGCACCAACCTTCTCCAGATGGACGTGCTCACGCTGACCGCTGACTCTGGCGCCTTCGTTAAGGATCGCAAGGTTCTGGGCGCTGGCAAGAAGCTGGCCGTCATCGAGAACTGCATGGTCCGCCTCCGTTTCGAGGAGGGCTTCTGGGACTCGCTGGTGTACCCGAACTGCAAGATTTCCTCGCGTTTCCAAGGCGAAGGTGCTTCGACGGAGCTCTTCAACATCCACGTCAACGCTTCGGCGACGAAGAGTCAGGACAAGGACACTGAGGGCTACATCTACCTCTTCATCGGGAAGAACGGATCGTCGGTCGCAGGTCGTGCTGCCAAAGCTTCGACCACCGAGTCGAAGTAGCGAACAAAGTATCACCGAAAGGGGGCGGGTGTTTTGACGCTCGCCCCTTTTTTAAAGAAAGCTAATCAGAATGAATATATTCCAAAATGCCAACGAACGGGCAGAGGCTCGGGCCGCGATGTTGCAGGGGCAACTCGACGACAACGCTCCCTTCGAGTTCTACGTTAACGGCAAGAAATACAAAACCCGTAGACTGACGAACTATGTGGCTGAAAAATTGTCAAAACTTGTCTCGAAGTGCGAGTACACCGCCGTCACGCGCGAGGATACGCCCGGAGAGACCTTGAAGGCTATCGCCATGAACCGCAAGATGGTTCCTAAGTGCTTGAGCCTTCTGATCCTCGCCCATCCGGTGAAGGTATGGCTGTTCCACTGGATTTACTGGCGATACCTGCATTTCTTCGGTAATCAGGCAGACTACGCCGGGATTCTGGAGAATGCCCTGAACAGTGAGGAGGTCGGCTTTTTTTTTCGCAATATGGCATCCCTGCAAGCCAACAACATGCTGACAGTAGAGATGACAAAAGCAAGTACGAAGAGTATAGCTCAAAAACACGCATCGGAGCCCGAACGGACCTGATCGTGACGCTATACGGCAACATGAACCTATTTACTTGGTATCGCTACTGGTTCGTGGATAGCATGGTGAAACAGACGATCATGCTGGCCGACAAGTCCGGTCTCCGGAAGAAACCGAAGGGCGGGAAGGTGACGCCCGGCAACGGAAAGCCGAGCAAGTACACCGACAAGGACCTGATAGAGATGAACCGGAAGGCCGGAGAGCGATACATGCAGAAGCTCTTCCAGCAGGGCAAGATAACCGAAGAGCAGATGGCCGATTATATCCGTCGAAAAACGCAAAAAAAGTAACACATGGCTGACGATAAACTTATAATCCCAGTAGGCTTCAACTTCAACATCGAGGAGATCGACAAGGAGTGGCAGGCCAAGAAGGCAGAGATAGAAAAGGCTCTCAAGGCCGAAATAAGCCTGACTTTCAAGATGCCGAGCACCAAGAGTCTCGACAATCTGGAAAGTGTCGTAAACCGCCTGAAAGACCTCAAAATAGAGCCTATCACGCCGGAGACCAAGGATGCGATCTCTTCGCTGACCCGTGAACTCACGACGCTCCAGAAGATACTCGAACGCATCCAAGCACTCAATATCAAGTCAGCCAAGGACGTAGCGGCCACGGCGCTGGCCGAAGAGAAGATTACTACCCAGCGAGCTATTGCCGCCAAAAATCTTGCTCAACAGCGTAGCAATAATGCTCTTGCCGTAACCCGAGAAAATAAGGCTCTCCTCCAGCAAAAAACGCTTGAGGATCAGGCGGCGCTGGTAAAACTCCGGGTTCAGAAGGCCGAGGAGTCGCTTACGAATGCTCGGAACCGAAGTCTTGGGGCCATTAAATCGCAAAACTCGGCGCTGGCTACCCAGAAGGGGATTATGAACGGCATGCCTCAATTCCTGAATCAGTACCTCTCGATTTTGGGGGCATGGCGACTGGTAGACAACATCCGTAAGACGACGGCCGATTTCGAGCTCCAGCGTATCTCGTTGCAGGCGATGATTCAGGACAAGGAGAAGGCCGATAAACTCTTCGGCCAGACTCTTGAACTGGCTATCGAGTCTCCGTTTACTGCGCAGGAGCTCCTCAGCTACACCAAACAGTTGTCAGCGTATAGAATCGAGACCGACAAGCTCTTCGATACTACGAAGCGTCTGGCCGACGTGTCGGCTGGTCTCGGCGTGGATATGAGTCGATTGATTCTTGCTTATGGTCAAGTCCGGGCCGCCTCGGTGCTTCGTGGTCAGGAGGTCCGTCAGTTTACCGAGGCCGGTATTCCGTTAATCCAGCTTCTCGCAGATAAGTTTACATTACTGAAAAATAGAGTAGTTGACACTTCGGAAGTATTCGACCTTATCTCCAAGCGTCAGGTTCCCTTCGAAATGGTTGCTGATATTTTCGAAGACATGACCAACAAGGGGGGCATATTCTATGATATGCAACAGAAGCAGGCGAATACTCTGTACGGTATCTATCAAAAGCTCACCGACAATATTCAGCAGGCGTTCTATCGTGTCGGAGACTCGCAACTGGGAGCTCTTAAAGCGGCCGGAAGCCTGCTTGTTTCGATGTCGAAAAATCTGGAGACAATTCTATCCGTAGGCACGAACCTCGTTGGAATATGGGCCGCAGGTAAAGTAGCGGCCGTGGCCTATGGAAGCGCCGTATACGGAGCAGAAGCGGCAACTGCCAAGTCTATCCTGACCGATAAGAAGAAAGCCGCGGCGCAGTTGATTCAGGCCAGCAACTATCGTCTGCTTACTACCGAAGAGCTCAGGCTGATTGCTACTACCAATAGGCTTACTGCGGCCGAAATAGCCCAGATGGGGATTAATAATCCAGCCGCAAGGGAGTTGGCCCTTCGACTCCTCGCTCTCGGTAAATTAAACAAAGCTGAGGGCCTTCGACTCGCACAACTTGGAATGATGACTAAGGCGGAGGTATTATATGCCGCCGCTACCACCAAAACCCAACGAGTAGTTCTATTGTTTTCGAGCACTATCGGGAAGTTAGTTGTTAATCTGAAAGCCCTATGGGCCTCGCTTATTAACAACCCTCTTACTATCGCTTTTGCGGGACTTGCCGCCGTAATATCTGCGTTTCGCTCCCTCAATAAGCATACTGATATGTATAAGGATGCAAACGAGAAGATGACTCAATCGGCCAAGGAATCTCTGTCTGCATTCAAAGAGGAGTATTCTACCATCCAGCGGATATACAAGGACCAGTTATCAGGATTGGAGAGCAACTCTGATAAGCATAGGGAGATCAACGAGCGCCTCACGGAGATGTTATCCCGTAATGAAGAGATTGCTAAACTGATAAAACAGCGAGTCGTAGGAATATCTGATGAAGCTGATCGCATGCGCGAACTGGTTCGGTTAGCTGATCTGTACCAAGAAACTCTCAGCATCACCGCATCAAACCCAACGCTGTTTAGTGGGGCCCTACAAGCCTCCGGTCCCGGATGGATGCGGAACATCGACAAGTTGGCCTCCAAATATAAGTCCAACATGAGCTCCATTAGTTCAGAGCTTGGAAGGTTGCTTGCTGATGGGGTTCACAACGAAAATGTACTCCTAAACAATTTACGAAAAGATATGGATGCAATGGAGCGTTCCGGAGCATCCTACGCTGAACGTATTCAGGTACTACTCTCCTATTTTAAGGACCTTCAAAAATACCAATCGTCGGGTATCTTTGATTTCAAAACACTTAATCAAAACATCGGAAACACTGTTAGGGTCTTTCAGAACGCATCCGATGCGGCTGATAGGTTCTGGTATCGTATTCAGTCCCAGTACAAGGAGTTTAGGGGGCAGGTTATCGACTGGAGCGACTTAAAAACCTTCGGCTTAAAGCCGGAGGATGCAAAAGATTTTCAGGAACTCCTTCGCAGTTTCGCTAAAAAAGGCGTCGAGGCTATGCGTGAAGAGTTCAAAGGCGCTGGCCCGGAGATGAACGAGATTTTGCTGAATGTGTTTGGTCTTACAGACATATCACGGGTTCTAAGCAAGGGAGAAGAAGAGTTGAAGGGCTGGCGGAAGCGATTTGCTGATGCCCTTGGATCGGCGATCAAGCCCAACACTCGGTACGACGAAGGCGTCGATGGTCTTATCAAGCAGTACAAGACGGCAAAGGAGACGTATGACAATCTATCCAACGCTGTAAATGCGGGTCAAAAAGAGTTCACCAAGGACTTAACCGAATCCGAGAAGGTCTTGAAACTGCTCAGGGATATTGCCAAAGAGTATGGCATAGAACTCGATAAGAAGCAGGCAACCAAAACAATCAAGGATCGGACGCAGGCCCTCGAAGGCGAAGTGAAGGTTCTCAAGGAGGCATACAGCCGCTACCAGTCTCTCAAGAAGGTCCGGGGTGATGCCTTGGCCGCCAGCGACGTAGAGAAGCTGTACGGCGATCTGGCGAAGAACTTCAACTTCCTCACTCCGTCACTCGCACTGACTCCGGAGGAGCTCGTTGTGCAACTCAAAAAGGCGGCCGAGTATGCTCAGAAACAACTCAACGACAAGAATGCGGCTCTCAAGTTCAATATGGATGTCTCCGACACCTCCTACAACGCACTCAAGGAGGGGATCGAGAAGGACCTCAAGCGTCTGGCAAACGACATCTCGCTCCAGAACGAGGCTAAGAAGATGTACGAATCCATATTGGCGGCGACTGGCGACGTTAACTTTGCCGCCCAGATCACCACTTCGACTACGGGCCTCGACACGCTGGACGTGTTCAGTAAGTTGCGCGAGCAACTCAAGAAGACGCTGACGGCGTACCAGACTAAGAGTGGCGGCATCATCGACTGGGACACTCTCTTCGCCACGGACGAAGCGGGCAACAAGACAGTACTCGACATAAAGAAGGTGCAGGCCGCGATCAAGGAGCTCCCGGAGACCGTACAGACTTCGGCGAAGTCGGCTATGAATGCCTACTTCGGTTACGAGCAGGAAACGGTCAAGAAGATGGCCGAAAGCGTCCAGAAGTTCGGAGACTATGAGAAGCGCCGCAACATAATCGCCGCGAAGGCGGCCGAAGAGCGGGCGCGGATCGAGTCCAGTACGATACTCACTCCCGACCAGAAGACTCAGGGCATTGAGGCCGTGAATAAATCTGAACGCAGGCAGATCGCGGGAGTGAATCTCGACGAGATTAAGAACCTCGAAATGTTTGCTCAGGCATTTGGTGACTTGGATCGCGTTGGCACCAAGACGCTGGGGAACCTCACCTCCATGATGAAGAACTTCTATGAGGCGTCCAAAAACGATTTGGACCCGACACAACTCCGAGAGGTCGTGAGGATCATTCAGAACCTTGAGGAGCAGTCGTGGGAGCGCAGTCCCTTCGCGGCAATCAAGGAGGGAATAAATGACATTCTGACCGGAACCCGAGAGGTTCAGGCGGCCGAAGCGAATCTCGCGGCGGCGCGGGCGGCGCAGGCGGAGATCGAGAAGCGAAACGCTTCTGAGATTGCTATTCTCCGGCTCCAGATGTCTCAGGCCGGAACCGACGAGGAGAGGGCTACGATACTCCAGCGAATCAACGACCTTGAGCGCCAAAATCGTGATGCTGTCAAAAACACCCAGCAGGCGGTTGAGGACTTGGCCGCGGCCGAGTATAAGGTGCAGACAGGGTTCACTAAGACGAAGGCCGCACTGAACAAAATGGACGCTTACCTCGGCAACCTGAGTAGCGACATAGGCAAGATCGGAGATGCCATGAACACGTTCAGCGACATTTTCGGCAGTGCGTTCGGAGAAGAGGCGTCCGCGATGATTCAGGACATCCAGAAGGGGTTTCAGGCTGTTCAGGCGGGAATCGCGCTGGTGAATACCGTAATGAGCATCGCTGACGCGATAGCCAAGGGTTTGATGACTACCATGTTACCTCTTCTTTCGGCGTCGGTAGCCCTTGGAGCGGTGCTCGCTATATTCGGTGCGCGTCAGCGTCGAATCAAGGAGGAGCAGGAAGCATCAGAACGTGCTGTCCGGAAGCTGGAGAACGCCTACAAGGATTTGGAGAAGGCGATGGATCGCGCGTACTCTACGGCCGACATCAATAAGACGGCAAAACAGCAGACGCAGAACCTTATCAATCAGCAGAAAGAGCTCAACCGCCAGATCAACCTTGAGTACAAAAAGAAAGACAAAGACTTCGATCAGGGTCGAGTAGACGATATGCGGCGACAGATCGAGGAGCTTAACCAGCAGATCGCCGAGAACCGCCGCGAGTTAGTGGAATCGTTCTACGGGACCGACTTCAAGACCTTCTCCTCCGATCTCGCTCAGGCGATCTACGACGGAGTGAAAGACGGTAGCCTCTCCGCCAAGGAAGCGTGGAACGAGACTGTGGACGAGATGGTGGACAAGATGATCCTCGAACTGGCTACGGCGAAGTTTATCATGCCGGGCGTCGAGAGAATATTAGACAGCTTCATGGAAGAAACTCGTCGTTTAAACGGTTTATCCGAAGACGAGTTGCCGACGCTGGAGCAGTTCCCGTTCGAAGACTTACGAGAAGCGCTAAAGGCTTATCTTGGTGAATTTTGGGGCGATTTCGAGCAGTATCTACCGAGCGGCGGAGAATCCAATCTGACTGGTATTTCGAAGGCAGTCGGCTCGTTGACCGAGGACACGGCACTGGTACTGGCCGCGGCCGCGAACTCGATGATCTACTATCAGGTGGCCCAATACGATCAGGTTGTGTCGATCAACGCAATCCTGACCGGATGGAACGAACTTATCATGGGAACCGAAGAGACGGCCGGACTGATCCCGACGCTGATGGCTTCCCAGACAGAATCAATGGAGCTCCTTCGTGGGATCAAGAGCGACACGGGCCGGATCGCTACGGCGACGGAACAGATGGCCGACGACATCGGATCGGTAGTCGCACCGCTCGGATCGAAGGTGGGAGCCAAGGCAATTAACGTAAATAGCTGATAATTATGAAGTTAGAACTTAAAAGGCGTTTTTTGGGAGAGAGCTATACGATTGGCTCTCTCTCAATCGACGGCAAGAAATTCTGCGACACCTTAGAGGACAAGGTGCGCGACCTGAACAAGAACGGAGTCTTCGACGGCGACGAGAAAAAGGTGTATGGGGAGACCGCGATCCCTTACGGTACCTACGACGTTGTGGTGGACTACTCCCCGAAGTTCAAGCGAGAGCTCCCTCGTTTGCAGAACGTGAGGCACTTCGAGGGCATCCTGATCCACCGCGGGAACACGGCCGAAGATTCGGCCGGATGTATCTTGGTCGGTGAGAACAAAGTCAAGGGGAAGGTCATCAACTCGACGCCCTATGAGAGGGAACTGGTCCGGATTCTCAAGGAGGCTCAGGGCCGGAAGGAACCCATCACCATTAAAATCGTATAGCCATGTTCATGCGAATCATTTTAACGATCTGGCAGTTGCCGCAAGAGATCATCGGGGCGCTCTGGTGCCTCCTGTTTACGAACCACCGCGCGATCCTTCGACAGAACGGAGCTGTGTTCTTCGCCTCGCCCAAAGTCAAAGGCGCATTCACGATGGGTTCCTTCGTTTTCCTGAGTCCGAAATACATCACCAACGAGCCTACCTACGACCACGAGTTCGGCCATGTGTTGCAATCTCGGGCGTGGGGCTGGTTATGGCTGCTCGTATTCGCCATTCCGAGCGGATTACACTGCTTGTTTCATAATCGCGGGTCCTACTACCACTTCTATACTGAACGCGACGCAAATCGCCGCGGAGGGGTCCCTAATTACACTGGCGGCGGCCGCCACGACGAGCCGGGCCTGATCGCTACGAAACTGGCCGATCTGATGGCATGGAAGGCGAAGTATTTCGGACTCCTGCTACTATTCCTGCTTGCGTCGTGTTGCCGCATGCCTTCGGCTTCTCTACCGGAGCCGAGCGAAGACCGGTCCGACAGCACCCACACCGAGTACAAGGAGACGATCCGGTACGTCAGGGTCGAAGTTCCGGTACCGGGTGAGGTGCGGGAGATCATTACGCCTGACACTACGTCGCATCTTCGAACATCCGTAGCCGATAGCTGGGCCGGAATCCGGAACGGCATGCTCTGGCATAAACTCCAGAATCGGCAGGATTCGCTTCCCAAGGCCGACATCCCAGTGATAGATACCAGCGAGAAGGAGACCCGGATCGTCACGATAACGAAGCGAGAACCCTATGCCGTACTGACTCCGCTTACTCGGTGGCAAAAATTCCGAATGGATGTCGGAGGATGGGCATTACTGCTGATTTTACTGTTCCTAGCAAAAAAAATCATCAAAGTTTGGTAGGGGGGGGATATTTTTATTAAATTTGTAGCGATAAGGTAAGTTGTTATGGCACAAATACATAGATCATTCTACTTCCAGCGAATGTGGAGTTGGCCCGTCAAGAAGGTCGAGCCCACTCCTCCTGAGCCGGAGGAGATAACTCTAAGTCCGAGTGCCCTGCATTTTACCGCAGAAGGTCAAATCAAAAACAGTATGAACAATGGCAAAAGTAACAGTAACCGCCAACGACTCGTGGACCGTCTCCATTCCCAGTGATGTAACGTGGGTTCACTCCGACAAGAGGTCGGGTTCTGGCAACGGCGAAATCAACATCACCGTCGATGTCAACCCCCGCGCTGACACTCGTACCGCAACGGTAACGGTCACTACGAAAGGCGGCGTTTCCAAGACCATTGCTATTTCGCAGGATTCGGCTGAATCGTCGCTGTCGCTCAGCCCGAGCACGCTGGCATTCAACGCCGACGGAACCGTGAAGGCCGCGTAGCATATGGCAACGATCCAGCTTACAAGTCGTGTAGCGTGGAGCGTAAATTCCAAGCCGGATTGGGTTACTGTCACCCCAAGCAGTGGGGGTGACAGTACTCAGTCCGTTGGAATTTCCGTGTCTGAAAACCTCACCAAGCAAGAAAGGACGGGAGAGGTACGCTTCTACAACGAGGACGGTTTCTACGAATCGCTCACGGTAACGCAGGATCGTTACAACGGCATTGTTCTCGTTTACAACGGAAAAATCCCCATTTACGACGGGGCAAAAATAGTATTCAATGGAGATTAATTGGGAGGGGATCGCTGTCTTCCTTACATCGCTGGCTGGGTTCTCGGGGATCATCCTTCCTATCGTGAACTCCAAAGTGAAACGCGCCGAGAAGCGCTATGACATCGAACTGGAACGCCTTCGGCGTGAAACCGACGAGAGGCAGGGTTACATGAAGGCTCGTCTGAGCACCGTGTATTCCAGCATCTACGGTTATCTATGGAAGAGCATGTTCCGAATGAGCGCACAACGGATCGGAATTTTACAGCCGCACCCGTTGAGTCATAAGCAATACTTCTCATGTTCGTTCGAGATTGTAGAGCCGGACAGCGGCATACAATCATGCAAGCGTGAGTTTCAGTTCAAGCGCATGGCCGAGTGGAGCAACTTCGTTTCCCGGCTCGGCGCCGAAGACTGGATGATATATACAGACATCGAGAATATCAAGGACAAGAAGGTCTACGCGGAAGCACACCGCCGGGGAGTTCGGAGTATTTTCTTCCGTCGCCTCACTGATGTCGACGGAGACTGGATTGGAACGCTGTACGCGGAGTTCTTCGATCCCGTGACCGATCCTGCTATTCTCGCCAATATCAAGGGAGAAATGGAGCACAAAGCTATGCTGATCCAAGACATCCTCCCGGAATACAAACCGCTCATGCCCGCAGAGCAAACAAACGTTTAAACAATATGGCCGCAAGAGAAGAAAACATTTTGAACGTTCCCATCTCCGAGACTCTCGAAGGGATGCACGTCCTTTGCGACACCGGAGATACGGGTGAGCCGTATCGTGTCGCCGCCAGCCTCTTTATTGCCGAGGCAACGCAGGCCGCGAAAGACGCGGTTTCCAACCTTGATCCCAAGGATGTAATCCTCAAGGGATTCACCGCACTTACCGAAGGAAAACCTGCGATCACCGCTAACTCTACGTTGTTGGCGGCCATTCAGTCGTTGTACGCGATGGTGGGCTCCGGTAAGGTCAAGATCGTTAGCGACGGCGCCGACCAGACCGGAATGGTCTGCTGGAACGGGACATCGGCCAGCGGATTCGTCATCAACGTGAACGAAGCGGCCATCTACACCCGTTCGCAGTGGACGCAGGCAAGCCCGGATTCCGTGACGGATGCGAATTGGATCGCCGCGGTCAAAACTGGCGGAACAAAGACTCCCTTCGCCGCCGCCGCGCAGAACCCGAATATGGGTGATCTTCCCACGAACTCCAGCCTCAAATTCGTCGATAACAAGACCACAATCCTCGGTATGCTCAAGATGCTGACTGCCGCCACAAACGTGGGCCGCCTGCGTATCGTGTCCGGCAATCCCGCCCCGGGCGGGAGACCGGAGTTGGCCTTCATCGTTAATGTCGTTCAGGGAGCGAATGCCGAAACGCAGGGTACGAACGGTCTTCAGATTTTCCACCTGACCAACAGCTACATCCGTGTCATTCCTTCGTCCAGTATCGCTATGTCGTGGCCTACACTCCAAACTCTGACAGACGAAGCAATCATCACGAAATTGCACTCGACCGCTTATGACGACTGGGATGGTCTGGGTGTAATGATGTATTGGGACGGAAGCGGCGGCAGCGCCATGAAATATCTGACGGTTACTGATTTTAAGAGTAACACTTTCAGCAATTGCGTGATGGGTGATATTGCCGTTGGCGAGATGTTCACATTTACGAGCGCCGTTGACGCCGCTAACGGACCTGGCTCGGCTTTGGTAGGCTATGCTGTAAAAATTTCTGATTTGTCGATTAAATACGTTGGTACCTCTACTTCAATCAATACTTATAAACGTTCGTATCTGTATACTTACCAGTCTGCGAGCATTTACGCTACTAACTGGAGTATTCTTGGCACTCCCACGGGAATCGAAGCCTCGGTGTACGAATTCACATTCGGAGAGGGGGCTAACAACGTAGCGACCGACGATTTGAAATTAGTCAAGGTTGCCGATATCTTCCGCTTGGTATTCAGTACCCCCGATCAGGCAGACTACGTTCAGTTAGACTTTATCCGATCTCAAGACAACAATAAAGCTGATCAATATGTCTTCGTCTGTCCTTCGGTAGATACTGGCGCAACGTCAGGCGGTACACTGCAACGCATCGCTGTTGACGCAACAACCGGGGCCGTGGATATGACGGGATTAAGAATCGCCATGGTAGGTCAAGCGGCGCAAAGAGTGATTGTGACTAACTTCGTAGCCCCAACGAATGCAGTCATACAAAACTTGATCGCAGGTCAAGGCTTGATCATATATGCTTTAGGCAACGCCACTGGACTACCTTCGGGCGTTACTCATACGGCCTTTTACGGGCATTGTATCAAGAACACTTTTATAAATTCGTACATCTATCTACTCCAAACGGCTGATGGTAGCCGTACTTTCTCTGGCTCGACGAACGGAACTACTACTACATGGACAGAATTAGGCGGCGGCTCGACGAACGGAACTACTACTACACGGACAGAATTAGGCGGCGGCTCGGGTGGAACAGAACAACTATTCGTAGGCGACGTAGCCTTGGCTAACGACGCGGAGAAAAAATTCTACTTGGGTGGTGAAGTGCACGACGGCGACTTGCTGATGATTGTATACGATTTTATATCCGGCGATCACACTATGGTAGGCCCCAGAGAAGGTCGCAGTATCATTTGGACCGCCACATCTGGCACATACGATGTTATAGTGGAGGCATTCGATTACTCGAATGCCACCGGAGGTGTATCCCGCATATCCGGCATCAACTTAATGCTGTCGGCGTCGGGAACGATACTTTCGATGGTGGCTACCGGAGACGTGGATACTATCATAGAAGCATTCCATGTCGTAGGCATATATAGGCTATCCAAGGCGCTGTAAATGAAAGCCCCTCATTAGAGGGGCTTTACTATTATTATGCTTTGAAATATATCCCTTTTATTTGGATAATATCCGAAGCGTCTGATAAGTTGTTCGATTGTACAACAACGTTCATGCCTCGCACCCCGTTGGCTCCGGTGATAACCGACGAACAGATAAGTTTGATACTGCCCGGAGTGCTGTTAGTGCCCAGATACTTCGAGCAAATCTCAAACAATATTCCTTGTCCGGTTCCATTGATGCCCGCGATAGTAAGAGGCACCGGGAACTTAATTGTAGCCGTTGTAGCGGGAGAGGACTGGATAGTTGCTTCGATAAGCATTTTCGAGGTGATGGGTATTTCCTGATTGAAATAAATAATCCCACTCGTTCCGGATGGTCCTACGGCACTACTCCACGAACTTACAATCAGTTTCCAGCCGGGAAAGATTTCACCCGAGATACCCGAGATTTGGTTTACGCTTTTTTTTTGCGTATATTTGGAGCGGTTATGGACATCATCAAAGCACTGACGCGGGAGGCTCATGCGGCCGGGATATGTGAGGATCATTTCAAGCAGATGCTCACGGAAGATACCCCTGCGCTCTTCGATCACTTCAAAACTATGATTCAGGAGTGCGCTTTTTTCGGGTTTCCTTCGGTTGAGTTGATTCGCGCGTGCTGGGATAATAAAGACTTGAATGCGGCTGCTATCTTCGTCCAGCAGACGGTAGATACCGAAGCCGTTCAAGGAGTCGATGTTTTTTGGCTTTGCGAAGGGACGGTTCGGGTTAAGGAGTGGGCCGTGGTGCATGCCTATGTTGCATACGGGAGCAACCTTAAATTCGAGGTAGCACCGAACGCAATACTGATCCTCGACATCTTCGACGACTCCCCGGTGAGGATCAACAACAAGTCCGTAAAGCCCGTAACCGTTTACCAGTGGGGACACCGCGTCCCGGTATTCAAAGGCAACATACGAATCAAGCGCAAGAAATGGAAGCCACAAGGGATTGCCGCCTCCGCTACCAAGTAGCTGACGGAGAGGTTCGAGATATGCAGACGATGGGATTTCACCTGATGGAATCCCCTGATATTCTTGCGCCCGAGAAACGCTCCTACGAAGAGGAGGACTATCCGGAGCGAGACGGTGTGAAGATTTACCCATACACGGTAGACAAGGCTTTCGAGTACACCGTAAAACTGCTCTACTTCGGCGAACTCGAAACGATGAACAGCGCTATCCGCTCGCTATGGAACTCCTTTTTCGAGCCCACCAATAACGGCGACGTAAAGAAGGCTCTTCCGGTCACAATCTATAACCTTTACAAAGGCGTGAAGATCGTGGGCTACCCGACCAAGATGCCGGGCTCCGAGACCATCGTGCAGGTCATGCAGGGCGCGTTCATCTTCGAATTGACGCTCTATGTAGCCGAACCCAACAAGTGCAATTTTAACTACCAAGACAATGGCTAAATACGGCAAAAACAACTATTTCGATGGAGTTGTCCTTCCTGAGCCGAAGGAGGAGGCATTGCGTCGCATGGCGAAGGGAGTGGACGCATCGAAAGGGTATCTGACGACCAACGCCGCGGGGGTTTTATTCGAAGGGCCGCGGACTTTTGTATGCCACTTCAAATACGAGGCCGGCATCCGACTACAGGGAATTGCGGGATTCACCGTCCCCATTATGGCCCTTGAGATCGCCCCCTCGACAAATCTGCTTCGCTTCTACTGCGGCACTACCAGTGCAACAGCACCCATTGTTCTGGGGAATAGCTATCAAGCCGTTATTTCCTACGATGGCACTACGGCCGTATGCTACCTGAACGGATCGGAGGCAGCGCGTTTCACCGTCGAGGGGTACGCCGTCACGAATGTATTCCGCATCGGGAATCCTTCATACCCACCGGTGGGGCCCGTGTACTCGTCCAGCCACTTCAACTACGCCCTTTCTGCGGGAGAGGTTTCGGCGCTGTGGAACAACGGCGATCCGATGGGGTACGTCGTGCCGAAGGCGATGCGGGAGCTATTATCGGTAAATCTAATTGGTAGTAATTCTTTTACATGGGACGGATCTGATTCGCCTTATTACTATAATATAAGCGGGAATCCTATAACCATCGGAAAATATTATAAAATCAATGTGACTGTTTCAGACTATCAATCCGGATATCCGCGTATTTTCGCAGGTATATCATATCCTATCCCTGCCCAAAATGGCACGTTTGATATTGTAGTTTATAACGAACGATATGTAAATAATTTCCCAATTTACAGTGGTAGTGACGGTGATCCAAATAGACATTTAACTATTACCGTCAACAGCATCACCTCTGTCGGCCTCCTTGCCGAATACCTGCCGCAGAACCTAATACCTACCACAGAAGGTTCCGTTGTCCAGTGGCTCGACTCGGCGCCCCAGCTTCCCGAAGCGAATGGCATCCTCCCGCCGCTGGATGCTTCGGTCGGCGGGTATGATCTGGCGGCGATAGGAAACCCTAAAATAATCATATAGCATGGTAATCAAGTCGCTGGTACCCGCCCTGCTCGTCTACGATAACAAGGTGATGCTCTACAACAACAAGGCCATCACCTTTAATCTTTTGGCGAATGAGATCGAGATAACCAACTTCACTGTCAACGAAGTTGACATGGGGGAGTCGGTCATCACGATGGATGTCTACTTCGGTCCCGAGGAGGAGCCGGGGTTCAATCTGAACTGGACCGTACAATACAACGGCGAGACATATCACCTCAAAAGCTATGCGCCTCCGGGTATCAAGGACCTCAAGTCGCTTCGGTACAAGTACGCGCTCACCTTCGTTTCGGAGCGGGAGGACCTCAAGTTCTACCCGTTCTCAAACATAATCAAGCTCACCGACGGCACACTCCAGACCATCGGTATGAAATTCGCATTTTTAGCCGATTTGACGGAGTTTGTTGGTCGGCTGAGGGATAACCTCGCCTACTACTACGGAGCGCATTGGAAGGTGATTCTGAACCCCGACATGGAGATAAATCCGTTCCGGGCTACCGTGAGCGTTGACAAGACGACGATCTGGGATGTGCTGACCCAGCTATACGAGCTATACAGCGTCCGATGGAGTATCGAAGAAGACAACGGCCAGATCAGCATTAAGATCGGCTTCCCGGCGCCCGAGATCGAGCACATCTTCGACTACGGCGACGTGCCGATGGACGAAGCGAACGCGGACGGCACCGGGCTGGTTTCGATCCAGCGCGTGAACGACCAGATGGACATCTATACCCGGCTGATCGGCCGCGGATCGACACGCAACCTCCCCTACCGCTACTTCAAGGGCGCGGCTGGGGCATTCGTCGGAGACCCCGATGCAAACGCGATCACCGAGCTCTCCTACTACTCCAACCTCATGCCGAAGTCGTACCGCGACTACGTTCGAGGCTGGAATGACGCTACGGCCGGAAAGGACCCGGCCGAAGGCAACAACCCGTACTACATGCTCGGCTACTCCGACATGAAGGCCGGGCGACAGATGTACCCGTCCGACTATGCCGACTCTCCGATGCAGGAGAAGTGGGGCGTTCGGGTCGGGGTGCTCGAAGACAACGAGGAGATTTACCCCTCGATTCAGAACGTATGGCTTGGCATACTTGGCCGGGCCGACGAGGTGATTGCGGTCGAGGAGGTGACGAATGATAACTACGCGGAAGCCGAAGAAGAAGGCGAATTTGCCTATAAATCTACGGAAATAAAAGTTGATTTTCCGGGAATGGACACGCGGCGGGGCCCAGTAGTGTATGACAAGCTATTCACCCAGTCCGTAACCAGTGAAGAGATGGAAGTTAAGGCAACGCTTCCTACCCTTACATTCAGCATATACGGAAAAGAGACGAGCACTATACCCCGAGGTGTCGAACGATATACCAAATGGTTCGACAGCGATCACCTGGACTATGCCGAACTCAATGTGTACGTCCTCTCTGAATCCGGTCAGGTTGTATTCACAAAAGCGCTGAATGCGCTGACTGACATGGAGTATACTGACGCAAGAGGAGAAGTGCAGAATGAAGGCAAAAGCAAGTTCGAAGTACAGTTGCCTATGGGTAAATACCACGTTCGAACTGCCGTATCGTTTAAATGCACCAAGAATCCCGGAAGCAATCAGCACTATTACATGGCTGTTACCACCGGGAGGTTCAGTGTAGCTCCGGCTGAGGGAATTGGCCCATACCGTCAAGTATTCGACATCTGGATTAAGGATATTTGGGGCGAGACTGGCTCTATCGTAGACGTGTGGTGGCCGAAGATCGGTCAGCGCGAGGCAACAGTCATGTTCTCCGACGGGTTGCTGGCCGGAGAGGACTATGAATTTGTTATCGCCAAAGACCCGACGCTCGGCAACCCAGAGGCCAAAGACCCTGAAACTGGCGACTACTGGTGTATCTGGGAGGACGACTCCAAGCAGATCGAAACGGTGGACGAGGAGGGGAATACTATTACGGTTAAATCCAAGTATCGGCTGTCGCTTATCAAATCGGACGCCGAGCTTCGCGCCTCCGGCCTCATGCTCCCCAACACAAAGCAGAACGCTAAGCCGGGAGACCACTTCTTCCTTATCAACATCGAAATGCCCCATCAGTATGTGTTGTGGGCCGAGGATAAGTTGCAGGACTACCTCGAAGTGGAACTGGATCGCGTCGATGACGAGAATCCAACCTTCTCCGCCAAGCCGAGCGCGATATTCTGCGAAAGTTTTGAAGAGCGCGAGAAGCTCCGGCCGGGAACGAAGATACGATTACACAACAACCAACTTATCGGCGAGACCGATCTGGTGCTGTATATCAATAACCTGACCATTGCCTATAAGGAGGGCAAACTCCTCCCCGAATGGACTATCACGGTGTCGGAGGAGATGGTAGCGAGTAAGACCTCTACGTCGGCCATACAAGGCGAAATTCGGCGCCTTAGCTCCAACATCATGTCATCCTCCCAAATCGTTGCTGAGGCCGCCAAAACGTTCGAAACGCTGTTTCTGCGCAAGGATGGAATTGCGGCCCGCTCGTACTCTCCGACGCACTTTACGGCCGAGGTTACATTCGCCGACACGACCATGAGCGACAACTTCCGGCAAGGAGGCTTCGGGGGCTCTGGGTGGGGGATGTACAAGAACCCGGACGGTAGCTCTGTATTCGAGGTAGATCACCTCTTCGTTCGTCGCAAGATGAACGTGAACGAAATCGTTATCAATCAGATAACAGCGATAGGCGGCAAGCAGGTGTTGACCAGTGCCTCCGGAACTATTTCGGAAGTTGAGGACATCGGAGAGGCATGGCGATGCTATCTGGAGCAGACCGACGGTAAACAGACGAACGAGTTTGCGGTCGGCGACCAAGCCTACTCTCAGATGATCGGTGACATCGACGAATCGACGCTGGAGAACGTCTTCTACTGGCGCAAGGTTGTCGGTATAGGTATCAACTATATCGACCTTTCCAAGACCGATGCGGCCACCAATAGCAACGAACCGCATGTCGGAGACAACGTGGTTCAACTCGGTAATCCGACCGACACCTCGCGGCAGTCGGCCATAGTCATAGATGTTTCCCGAGAAGGCGGTGCTCTGATGACATGGCTCGATGACATCACTGGCTACAACCTTACAGCCAAGGACAACATCAACCTCGGCCGGATCGAAGGCAAGACGTGGGCCGAGGTCTTCGGCAACCTCTATGTCGGCAACCGAGAGCGCACCAAGTGCCTCAAGTACGAGTCTCTCGCCGACGGCAAGAACGAGCTCTCCTTCGTTGGAGACGTAATCCGGGCCGCGGCAGAGGAGGCATACTTTCAGGGTAGCTTCATCGCTCAGGGGTACATCGGGGTAGGGTCCGAGACCAAGGTCGAGAGCGTACTGGTCGGCATGACGGCAGAAGATGCCGACGTGCCCTCCGGTGTGGCGGCCAGCGAAGGCCAGATTCGGTTCTGGGCCGGAAAGCCGTTCTCCGAGCGGTACGATGCGCCGACGAAGATTCTGGAGGGCGGGAAGCTAATATCCAGTGAAGCTGAGATCAAAGGCGAAATAGTAGCCGAAAGCGGCTCGATAGGCGGATTCCAAATCGGAGATTGGCGTATAGGAAGCATATCCGGTCCCAATGACCCTGATCCCAATAACGGGATGTCGTTGTATGATTCGTTTATCAAGTTTTCCGAAAAGTCATCTAATCCTATTGTAGATGTAAACGTTTTCATGGGAACCAACGTGTTCCCCGCAACGACGGATGCAACCTGCATGGCTCGCTTTGAGAGTTGGAGGGATGATAACTTATTTGGATATAACATCGGGCTTCTTATAGATGTACGAGGAGGTCAGCAAAACGAGGCAATACGCATCGAAAATGGGTACGTCTCAGGTTTAGCCTATAAAACGCTAAGGGTTAGCGCCTCTACGACGATAGACCATAGCGTGATGTATGTGTCTTGTTATAATACATCGGAAATAACGATAACATTACCAGCGGTCGTGCCGGGAGGAGCCGAGGGCAATTTTGTTATCGTGCGCCGCAATAATTCGGCCAATGTTAAGGTGAATGGAAATGGGGCACAGATATTAAGAGGTTCTGCTTCATTAGAAACAAGAGTTGGAGAAGGTTTGGGAGACGCCGCACTGTTTCTATGGGATGGACAATACTGGCTCTACAACCACATGATGCGATAGCGAAAGGGACTCCAACGGGTCCCTTTTTACTATCATTCGTTATCGGTATTCCGATAACGATATTATAGCCGAAATGAATCTCCGTTTCGGGAGAGGGTTAGGCAGTTATGTTGCGTTATGATGGAGTCGCGAATCGCGAGGTCATCACTAAGCATCATATATCAAATCACCCTTATATGATCGACCAAACCGCTAACTTCGATGTCTGCCTCGACTTCTTGAATAACTGGAGCGACAATGGAGACTACTACGGCATGTCGTTGTACAACTCCCAAGAAATACTTGTGGGGCAAAAGGACTTTACCCTCTTGTTTATTGGCTCTGGCAACTTCCCATTGGTCTCCTACTCAATAACCGGAATATACAACATTTCGGCGAGTAATTGAAAAGCCCCTCAAAACGAGGGGCTTTGCTTTGCTATCCAAGTATAAGGATATGCTTGAGGTACACTTGGAGGGATGGATACCCGTCTACTAATGCGCTCAAACATTTAAAATCAATGATTCCTGCTCCACGGCGCCGGGCGTTGATGAACCCATTAGAACTGGTTGCGTTATCGAAGAATCCTGCAATCGTTCCCCATAAATTGTTCGCCGGAGGCAAATCATAATACACAACCACATTTCCGCACGGACTAAACCGAGCATCGGAATCGGCCAATTCGAAACAAAGCAATAATGTGGTACCTGCCGATAACGGAACTAATTCGGTAGATGTGTAGGTGATGACACCATCGCTTTCGTTGAGCTCCACGTCTAACCCCGGTAGTTTTTTTACACCCGAGCTACCCGTGATTAGCTTCGATGTTCCAAAAAGGCGTCTTTGAAGTGCTCAAATCTGGTGGTGCGACTCGGCCCGATACCCTTCAAAGTAGCGATCCGGCGAGACGAGATCATGTCCACGTCTACATCTTTGTAGTCGTTGTACCAAACACGATCCCGTCTGATTAAGTAGCACAAATCTCTTGCTTCCGGGTCGGCGCTTCGATCCAACCAATCGCACATTGCGGCCAACGATATAGGGCTTCCGTTCAGGTACGACCTCTCATACGCTTCGACCAAGAATTTCGCCCTTTCGTATGACGGGAGAGACGGAGGTCCGAATACTCCGATTTCGGCATACAAATCATTGTAGAAGAGGAACCGATGATATTCGAACATAGAGACAATATCAACCCCGGCCTTTCCCGTGGCGGCCAACCACATGGGGTCTATCAGTATCAGCGGAATATTTTCGAGCCGCTTGACCAACTCCGGATCACACATACACTCAATCGTGAGTTTACACCCCGGCGGCGACTGATTTTCGAACCACTTTGCAAAGTCGCCGAAGGTGTGGTGGTCGTGCTCCTTCCACTTGGCCTGAGCGAAGTCGATCTCTCTGTTGAGGTCGCGGTTCTTGAACGCCCGTAAATAATCACTGCTTTTCATTGCTATTTGGTTTTAAATGAAGGAGGGACCCGAAGGCCCCTCCACTTGCTCTACTTCACGGCGTCCTTCACCGCAGGCGAGAACTTGAACGAGATGCGGTTCTGGGCCGGGATCGTGACCGACTTCCCTCGGTTCATGTCGTAGCCCGGCCGCGCGGGGCACGCCTTCACGCTGAACGTTCCGAAGCCCTTGAGGGAGACTTTCTCCCCGTTCTTGAGGGTCTCGACGATCTTGTCCATGAACGTCTCACACACCTTGTTCACGACGGTCTTGGTGATGCCCGTCTCTTCGGCGATCTTCGCCATCAATTCGATTTTCTGCATTTTCGTTTTGATTTTTAAGTTGATAGAGTTTTTCTTCAAGGGCCTCTATTTTACCCATGCAGTAGTATATCAGGGCTCCCATTACGATTATAATGGATAGCCATAGTTCATCTAATTGCATGCTTGATAATTACTTGTACAGGCGTAGATCCCACATAATCTTCATACTTGAGGGTACTTGGGTCTATCTGGCCGCCGGGGCGCATAACTCCGTACATGCGAACCTTCTGGATCATCATGCCCCCAAGAAGTTCGTTTAAACGCTGTCTTATCCGATCCTCCAGTCCCCGGTACGCCGGATCGGTCTCGATCATCGCGCTACGGGTCTCCCTTGCGTTGATGACCGCGCACCTCGTTCGGTTGATGTACGCCCCTATCTGCTCGTCCTTGATACCCGGAACGATCTCTTGGAGTATCTGGATGATAGCGTATCGCGCGAAGAACCGCTCGGTCGTTCGGCGCTTATCGCGTACATCCGACATCCGGAGGTCGCACTCGATCTGGACAGCCCGGTCAAGGCAAATAACCTTCTCATTTTCCTCCAGTCTCATAGCGGTCGAAGTGGATGTAGGGGAGTTGATTCGGCAGGAATTTCCATGCCGAGCGCGGAAGTGTGAACTTCGCCAGACCAGCGGCCATAGCCAAGATCAGGAACTTCTCCATGACCATCGGCTCTCCGGTCCACATCGTGCCATCGCGGCGCGTTGCGAGGAGCGAGAACGGCCCGGAGAAATCGAAGAACTCGTCGGGGAGATCGTCGATCATCTTCCCGATCTCGGGAAGATGTTTCTGGAACTTCTTGCGGTAGATGAACTGGACCCCGCTGATGGAATCCACGATGATGTCCGGACCCTTCGGCTTCTCGCCGATAGGGTAGACGCATTCGGCGAACAAGTCGTTCACCCGGTCGTATTCGAGATTATACATAGCGATTGAATGATAAGTGATCGAGAGAAACTCCACCGACGACGTTTTCCACGCGAACAACCCAGTCGCCAGACCCAAGTTGCCACGGCATGCCGCGGAACTTGGTCTTGACTGGTTCGCTATGATCAACGTCGGAGATGTAGTGGTAGTAGTAAACGTCCGCGCCGGGCACTACCTCCTCCGGCTGTATGCCGAATTTCTTACTGCACATTGTCGCTGACTCTTTTGAACTCAGACGCAAGAATCTCTTCGAAGTCGGTCAGGTCGCCGATCCAGCCGAAGTCAACGCACACGACCATATCCCCATGATCGTGAGCAAAACCGGGGGTAAATATCTTCGTTTCGATACCCACAGCCGAGGATAGCTCGTGTTTGTACACCGTCGGAATCGTTTCGAGTTCGGTCTTGATGCGTTTATACTCAGGGCTCTTGGTGTTGAGTTGGTAGTGGTTCTCGCCTCGAACCTTTTTCCAGCCGATCTTCGCTTCCTCCGAAGTAAACGTTACCGGGAGGACATTCGGGCTGTAAAACACCCCGCCGAAACGTTTGTAGGTGGCGATGCCGAGCTTAGTCAGCACCTTCTTCTGAATTTCGAAGACGCGATCCCGCTTCTCTTCGAACTCAACTACCCGCTTCCACGTCGGAGAGCCGGGTTTCACTTTGTAGTACACGTTCATGACCTTTGCTTTTTTAATGATTTCTTACTTCGATTCGATTTTTCATAGCTCTCCTATGCTTTTAGCGATGTCTACAACATCACCGAGACTATCTTTGGCCGTTTTGAGCCCGTAATGAGCGATAACGCCCGCCAGCAGGATAGCCGTTCCGATTCGGAAGTCGTACCCGTCGTTCGCCCACTCCTTGGTCTCGTTTAGTTCCTCTTCGGTCTTGATCTGGGCGACCGGGACCGGGTTCGGGTAGCCTTCCAGTGCCACGAAAGCCGGGCTCAGGTTTGCCTCAACCACATACCAGTGCTTGTTCTTGGTCCAGAACACCGTCTGGCCGATCTTGAATTTACTCTGCATCGTTGTATTCTAATACTCGTTTGACTGCAATTTTATGCCACTTTCCGCCGCGCGGCCGTTCGATTTCCACCTCGTTGAAGTGGTCGGCGATCTCGGCCAGCGACCAGCCCTTGCGCTGTAATGCGAGGGCGTACTTCTTTGCTTCGACCATGCGCGGGTCCACAACCCGGTTCTCGGCGATCCGCTCCATCCGGCGAGCCAGTTGATCCGGAGACATCGGACCGCGCTGGGGTCGTGGATTCCCGAGCCTCGTTACCCGGCGCCCGGCCTTGGAAATAAAGAAGCCCTGCTCCTTGAGTTGCTTCTTCCGGACGCCGAGTGCCGACTTTGTTCGGCCCGAGATAAGTTCGCGCTCTGTTTGAGCCAAGCCGATAGCGAGGCAAAAGGTGATCGTTGTCGCCTCAGGGTAGTCTATCGCCAGCAGATCGACCCCCGTGTTGCGCAAATACAGCGCGTACTCCGCATCACGGGAGAGTCGATCCAGTTTGGCGACGATCAACGTTGCACCTTCACGCGCGGCCAATTCCATCGCGCGACGAAGGCCCGGTCGGTTCCGATCCTTTCCACTGCGAATGTCACGGAACTCGCCGATATTCTGCCCGTGTGTGCGGGCAATATATTCGCGGCACTGATCGAGTTGGGCTTCCAAACCGAGGCCGGATCGCCCCTGCTCTTCGGTGCTCACGCGAGTGTAGATGCAATACTTTTTCATGTGCTATAAATATAGTTTACAACATAGGGAAGGCACTCCTCGAATGACTGCATTTCGGCGCATTTGTCATCTTTGTGGGGACAACCGAGGCATTTCCCTTGCTGGGCGTAATCTTCCATCACAATGCGCCGGAAATCCTCTTGCGTGAGGCCATCGTCGTAATCAGCATCCCTGATTACCATCAGGCATGTGAGGTGTGCCTTCCATGTGTATATCTCACCGTTGTCCTTGATGGTTTGGATATTGTATTTCTCCCCCTTTTTGATCTCGCCGGAGCAGAAATTACAGACGTGATCCTTTCGCGCGACGACGTTGTTATCAGCAAGCACTTCCATCCTTCTCTCTGGTTACGGCTTGCATCGCCGCGATCTTCATGCCGTTGATCTTTTGGTGTTGCATTCCGAGTTCGATTCCGATGATAATGAGTAGTTGATCTCGGCGGTTCGGCTTCACTCTGATGTTCTTCTCCAAAACGCCCAGAATGATCTCAGAGGCTTCGGTCATAAGCGCGATGCGGTTGTTTTTCTTCTCGAAGGCTTTTTTCGCCTCCTCTATTTCGTTCCACATCTCCGCCCACTTATCCTCGTCGAAGTAGTCGCCGAGCATGGCCTCAACGAAATTCATGTTCTTGTGATCCCAGCGAGCCGGAGCAAGCCAGTCGAAGTTCTTGTTCATGTTATTCAATGATTTTGAGTATAGCCACCGATGTGGCCTGACTGGTGATACCCGTAACACGGGCCTGACACTTGGTGCCGTAGGGGACGTAGGCGAGGCCATCCGGCAGGCAGGTGATGCGGGCGATGGTACCGTTCGGTAGTTTAGCCATAGGCCACTTCTTCGTATCGTCGAATGGGTTCCGGATGGCCGTGACGAGGATGTCGGAGCCCACGCGGTACGGCCCGTCGCCGGAGTCTCCCTTAAACTCGTGCGAGCCCATAACCGAGGGTGCGGCGGGGGGGGGTGGTACTTTTTTCTCTTTGCGTGGCCGAAGAATGTTCTTGCCCATTGCAATGCCGACGAAATAGCCAGCCTTTTTCGCGTTGTCGAAATCTCTGATGAACCACCAGATACCCAGCACCCGGACGTAGGCGGCCCATTTACCATTGTGAAGTCTTCTCTCGAATTTCATGGTTTTAATTCAGTAATTTATTAAGCATTATCGGCTCAGTTGCGCGGAACCGTACCGCGGTTATTTGTGTTTGTGCTGTTCCGAGACGTAATACGCCCCGATGACATACTTGTCCATAGCGATATAGCTTTTCGATCTGGGCTTCGGTGAGAGTTTTTCCGTAGAACGATCCCGAGAACAGAATCCAGTCGTGGTGTACCTTCACCCAGCCATTCTCTTCCAGCCAGCGATCCGGATTCCGCATCTCTTTGACTGGAATCTTTTTGGACGCGAGCAACCGTTCGGCGATGTTGATGTGGAGCAGGTTTTCCGTGCTCCCGTTGATGCCGTAGAAGTCGCCATCGGGCGACAGCCACCCGGCGTCGTACCCCTCCGTGATCTCCACGGGCTCCAACTCGGTTTTGTGGTACTCTTCTATTTTCATTTCGTTCTCCATAAACTCCGACAGCCGTTGCTTCTGGAAGTCCTGCTTCCGGATGGAAGCCTCTACTTCGGGATCGGAGCACGCGAGGGAATCGAGGATCGCTCGTACACGAAGAACGGAATCGGAAAAGAGCACTCGGGACGTGTTCAGCGCATCGCACATCCATACGATAACCTCGTACACTTCGCCAACCCTTACAAAGAAGCCGTTAGCTCCTTCCACCACTCCCTTGATCTGTTCGACCACATTGGAGTGAGGGTAGTCGAGAAGGCCCGCGTCCTTGTCGCCTGATAGGTAGCTTACGAGTTCCGGGTACCGCACCGAGAACTCGAACTTGCCGCCAGCGTCCGCGATCTCCTGCCGAATACCTTCAAGGCTTTTCACCCACTCCTTCGCTTCCTCCTCCAGATGGATGCGCTGTTCTCTGATCCAGTCATTGAACTTTCCTCCGGCTCCGGGTGTCCCCAGAACTTCCTGCGTCGCCTCGTCTTCGCCGAGGATGATCTTGCCGTCCAAAATATCGACGGCCATGCCTTCGGTGCACCCAGGTAGAGACTTGGTGATGATTTCGACAGCCTCTCGCGGATTGTATTTTTCCGTCAACTTCTCCCACGCAATCCGCTGGAGCATCTGGCCGAAGCCCTTACCTATCGTGAATGTTAATCCTCCTTCCATGACGCAAAGATAAATATTTAATTTTTAATTTGCAAGTTAAAACTCCCTTATTATAATACCTTTTCCTTTACGACACCCTTACGACGACGCCCTTGTGTCGGTCGTCGTCCCGGTTGAAAGACATGAAGTGCGCATCGTTGATCTCCAGCCCGATGATTGCGTCCACCTCGTCGGCCAGCGCGTATTTGAACTCGTAATCGCCGTCGCTAATTTCGTCGCCCAAAGCGAATTTGTGCTCTGAGAAGGACATCGAGTCTGCGTCCCACCACTTCGCCACGAAGCGGCGGCTGAGCAGTTCGTTGTTGTTGATGTAGCTTAAAAACGTTGCCATAATTTACTCGATTCTTGTGATGTAACCGACCGTCCGGTTGTCATCGGGGTTATACATAAAGGTGATGCCGCCTCCGGGCAACATGTAGATCAGTTCGTCGATGTGGGTCTCGATGTACTTGCGCATCATCGGATCGTGGCATGGCTCCGAGAGTTTGAAATCGTACTTTACGCTGACCCTCTCCTTCGGGTCGTTATAGAAGGCGACAAATTTCCGGTCTTCCACAACGGCCTCAACAATGGATTTCCGGGGCAGTATCGGGATTGTTGTCTCCGGCCATATCACTCCGAGTTCGTTGCCGCCTACGTCGGTTATCGTGGCGGGATTGTCGCCGGATAGCCGAACCCAGCCGTCCAGCGGTCTGGTTTTGGCGAACTCGATCTTTCCAACCACGGCCCAAAGTTCTCCGGACTGGTTGAACCCCAGCAAGCGGTCGGGCCTGCTGGGGTGGAAGTGCATGATTTCTCCGTTGAATTTCATTGTTTCAGTTTTTTGAATGGACCCGATTCGTTATCTACATGGTCGATGCAGAACGGGTAGCCTTTGTTGTCGCTCCACAAGAACCGAAGACAGCGGTATTTCGGGCCCATAAAAACCGTATCTCCTTCGATCTTGTTCACCCGTAAGGCAACCTCCTCGGGCAAGTACATATAAGTATCTCCTACTTTCATAGTTATCCTCGTTTAAACGATCCGTTTTCTTTTTCGAGTTCCTCCTCGACAAATTTCACCGGAAAGGGGTAGCGTCCGTGATCCGCCATATACCCGTACATGCTCCAGCACTCCGGGTCTTCGGGCTTCAAGTATGCTACAAAATGCCCCTCCCACTTCTCCCTGATCTCTTCGACCCGGAGCCGGGTGTTGGTTATCGTGTGAATATAAACATCTCCGATTTTCATTTTTTTCCGTCGTAGTTGCCGAAGAGTTCCGACCCGAAGGTCAGGAACGCGACGGCATAGATTAAGATTGTCAGCATATATTTAGAATTTTATTGTCCAGATGTCGAGGTCGTCCGAGCAGTAGGTATGCCGCATCTTGCCACCCAAAAATCCCACGGCCTCCATATAGCAATCCGTACCGATGGCCCCCTGCCAGTAACGCCCGTAGTCGCCGATGCAAATGGCATACGGGACTCCTACCCACCTGTCTTTACTACGCGAGGTGTAGTACGGCCCCATTTTATCCGCCATTCGCCGAACCTTGGCCGGAGTCAGTCGCCAGATCATGCCCTTGAAAAAGGCGTTGAAGACGTAGGAAAGGGCCTGCGAATGTTTGTCGTAACCGCAACCTATCACAACTGGGGAGGTGTAGTGATGCCACTCTTCGTTCTCGGTCTTTACCTTTGCCTCGGCGGTGCAGGTCGATCCCCATGTGCGGTTTTTTCGCCATCTTACGACGATTTCAGCGCACTTCACGTTCATCTGGGACTTCTCCTCCTTTTCTTTCTCTTTGCGGCTCAAATCGGCCTTAAATTTGTCTATCGCGGCCCGGATCACCGTGTCGCTCTTGATTCCGGTAAGTTTTCGGACGCTGGGGACCGTCAGTCGGCGGCCCTCGATGTTCAGCGTCTTGATCGCTTGATTCAGTGTCATAGTTTTGTCAGTTTAAATGTGCAGTATTTGTCGAAGGTCACGGTCGCGGTGTGGCCTTCAATGCTCAGTTCGTAATGATGCGACACTTCGCCATATTGCATGGCCTCCTCGTAGTCTTTTGCTATCACGGGACCGGGAAGTATTCGTTGGCGGCAGAAGTAGTCCAGATACCGTCGCCACGCGATCTCGGGCGGGAACTTGTCCGGACTTTGGATGGCAAGGTTCGAAAGAAAACCCTCGTAATTGTTACCCCACGTCTTGCCGAAGATAGGAGTGTCCGTTCTCGGGTTCACCGCCGTGAAGCCTTCCAGTTTCCAGCCCGGAATGGTTAGGTATCGGTCGATGATTCTGTACCCTTGCCAGACTTCTACACGCTTGCAGAAGTTCACGTTCGTCCGCCGCTCGATGATTCGTTTCATCGCCGTTCGTATTTCGGGAACCGCCCGGTGTGCGTGATGATGTAGGGGACGTTGACGTCCTCGATCACGTCGAACTTCACCCACGTCCGCAGGTTCTCGCTGAGCCAGTAGACCCGCGCCCGCTTCTTCTCGTTGTCGATCTCCACGACCTCTCCGATTCGGCCGACAACATAATCCCCCTTACTCCGGACAACTTTCTGTCCGATCTCTACATGTTGCATAGTATTGAATTTAAAATTTCGTTTGCTTCTTTCTCCTCAGCCGCCCGTACAGCGGCGCGGTATTCGGGCCATTTCCGGTCGGCGAAGTCCTGTACGGTCTCCGCCACCTTGTCGATGCCCTTATAAATTTCCTTCGTCTTGTTGAGGCTCAACCGGTTCCCGAAACACTTGAAGCACTTCATCTGTAAGTCTTGCGTGTTTCGAAATGCCGGGATGTACTCCTCGATGTGTCGCTCGTCCCCTACCTCGACGTAACCGAATCGGTCGCCATCGCGGTAGAAGTGCAGGAACTTGAAACGCCAGTTGTAGTTACTTGCTCGGATGTCGATGCACTCTTCCGGCAATGTAATGAATTTCTTCATGGCATAAGAAAGTTTGCCGCGAGGATCATTTCCTCCATGATGTAGGAATCCCCGTTATCCTTTAAAAACGCTTCGACGGCCGCCTCTTCAATCTCGGTATACTCCCACGATTCGGAGCGGTATATTTTAAGTCTCAGTGGAATATACTCACCTTGTTTGGTCTGGTCCCGATTGATATACCGGGTGTATTTGTCGTCTACATCCTTGACCCGGAGACGCTCGAAACGCTTCTCGATCTTGTTGTGCCGCATGAAGGTAATACGGTGGGAGTCTACACACGTCCACGACCCCAAATCGGGCTGGAATTTGTAGCAGAATCCTCCGGTCGGCTCTTTGAAAACTTCGACCTTTGCATTCGCTCGTTTCGCCACCGCGACCGCATAAGGGACCCACGAATTCCCCTTGCAGGTCACGAAATGTTCCGTTGCCGCGTACACTTCGATACCGACGCGCCGCATTTGTTCGACTATGAACTCCTGCTCGTTTTTAGAAAATATCATCGTAATATATTTTGAGTTTGTTGCCGCCCTTGTTCGTCATGCTGGGGAACACGGCCGCAAGTATCGTTATCCGACTGGTTTTCGGTGCCTCTTTGAGTTCGTACACAAGGTTCACATTTTCGTCCGTGTCTACCTCGATGCAGGGGGTCGGGATGTTTTCGTCGCCCAAAACGCGGCTCAATATTTCAGTGACTACCCCCTCGTACCTCGCTACTCTTTCTATCCTGGCCATTACTTTATTCGCAACCTCGGAAAAGGATTTTGTGTTCATACTCTTTGAAATTGGCCGAGGCTGACAATATATTGTATGTCGCAGATCGGCGTGATAAGTTCGTAAATCGGTTCATGCCAGTTGTTTCCGGTTCCGTAGAAGCCGTTGAAGGTGAACCGGGCCCCGTGCATCTTTGCCCACTCCAACGCCTTCTCCTCCGGATTCGTGAAGGGGTTATTTTTGCGCTCGGCACCCCTCGGTGTCCGGTACTTGTCCCACAACCACGCGAACCCCTTTTGCGCTTGGTCATAGCTGACCGGGATCGGGTTCTCGATCTGGATTCGCTCACCCCGGTTGCGCCTCCGTTTCAGGAGCAAAATTTCGTTTTCGTTGATCCAGCCCAGCTCCTCGGCGGCGGCAATGATCTGGTCACTCGTCAGTTTCATCTTTCAGTTCGTTGTTAAGGTCTATTAATTCTTTGAATGTATTGAGGTTGTCGAGGACCCAATCCCCGATCTCGCTCCACCTCTTGTTAAAAAGCGCGTGAGAAATGCGGCTCGTTAGCGTTCCGATGCTCGCGTCGATGTGTTTCACGGCCTCCTCCCGAGTATCGAAGAGGTGGCCGTCGTTGGTCTCGTATTTAGCGATCCTTTTCATAGATGTCGTTGTAGAGTTCGTCGATTAACAAATCAAGCCCGTACACTTGGAAGACAAAACCCCCGCCGAATACTCGGCCGCGGTACCGCCTCCCTCCGTGCTTGTTCGCCATGCGGCGGGCCGATTCCATTTTATCACAATGGTCGCCGGGGTGATCCTCGTGGACCAGATCGAGGAAGTAGATAATAAAGCGCGGGTTCCCGTAAACGTCGCGCGTCGTGTCCATGCCACCGCTTTTAACGGTCCGGCGATATTCTTCTCGTGTCATGTTTTTCTGCTCTTATTTCGAAACCGCTCCGGTAAATCGTTTCCTCGCCTTCTGCCATTCGGTAGTCGGCGGCTCCTACTTGCGTACCGTTCACAAAATAGGAGACATAGCCGTGCCCGGTGCGGGCCTTCAAATCGCTTACGGCCTCGCGTATGCTTGTGTATGCCTTCATACTACTACCATATATCCGAGCCGGGTTCGAATCCATCCGCGCTGGCTCTTAGGCGCGGCGGCCAAAATATCCTTCATGTCTTGTTCGTCGATCCGGACAACCCCGTTCACGAGCGGTTTCCCCGCCGCCCGGTCGAAAATCCGGTATCTCTTCGGGTCCACCGTGATGACATAGTTCCCGGTGTCGATGGTGAAGTGATCGCGCCAGAACTCCAGCGCTTCGCGGCCGAAGTCCGCCTGCCAGCGGCTTTTACCGATGTCGTATACAAATACCATTTTCGTAAAATTCAAGTTCGTTATTTTCCGCGAAGTCCGCGAAATATTCTTGGCTTTGCGTATATTTGACGTCTTCACAGCACGCCGAGAAAAACGCCTCTAAACACTCCTCGATGACGTTGCCGAAAACCTTGCCTTCGGTCGGTTGTTTGGCCGGGCCGAGGATCACGTCGTCCAAATAAAACCCGGTCGGCTCGAAGAGGGAAAGGCGGTGGCGGACGTACTCCTCAAGTTCCGGCCCCTTAATCTCCTTGTCGCCCGTCCACCGATATTCATAACAGTAGGCGTGGTATACATACTCCGTCACCTCGATTCCGAAGGCAGTACAGAACGCCTCCAACGTGCGGCGGTTGTCGGCCTCGAACGCATAGTCGGGTTCCCACGCCTTGTAAGCCGTGGCATTCGCCTCCTCCGAAAGTAGTGTGTGTAATTGCGTGCCCGTAAATACTTGACCGCCTCATTCTCTTCTGCCTCCGTCGCCGGGCGGGTCTCGCGGCGGTAGTATTCTAATTCGGCTTCGAAGTGATCCCCTCCGACCTCTAAAGCGGAAATTAGGCCGTTTCGTTCCATGCCAAAATACACCTCGATTGATTCGGTCGCCTTGTGTACCCGAACCACAATCCGCCGACACTCCACGCCGACGAAAACCCCGTTTTCGCCCTTTCCAATGATGTCTCGGCCATCCGGGGTCCGGGCTGTGTAGTAACCAGCGCCGTGGCATAGAACCCACTCCGACCGACCGATCGATTGCCTGCTGTTTAGCCTCTTCGAATGTCATAAAGATAACTGTTTTTTGATTGCTTTCCTTAATTCGACCTTGTTTTTCGCCTCTATTCGGTCAAAAAACCCGTCCAAATCCTCAATATAGGCGGACGTGTCGAGGTGGGTCCCGATAACGTGCGGCCCTAATTTCACATTCCAGTCGCGCGTTAACACAGCCCGGTAATACACCGCCGGAAGACGGTACATTGCCTTCAAGCCGTTCAACTCAGCCAAATTCACCGAAGTCAGTAAGTAGTATTCGCCCGTCTTTGGGTCGATACAAAGCCAGTACCCGACGCGACGATCCCGCCACGCCTTCACACCCTTCGTTACCGCGTTTTTCAGTGTCATACCGCCGCCCGGAAAATAGACGGCGGTCCCGGCTTCGCAAAGTGCCGATTTCATTCCCTTGTCCATGACTACACGAATTTTACTTGTCCGTTATACTCCAATGTTACCGCCTCTTGTTTCATTTCGTCGCGGATTTCGGTTGCCAGCGTGTACACCTCCTCGAAGTGCTCCCCGAAGGATTTCGGGGTGCAAAAAGCGTACACTATAGTCACGTTTTCGACCACAAGCGCACCCGAATTCGACACCCAACCCCCAACCGCTGGAGTTGAGGTACAGCCCCCGAACCACTCCGAAAATTTAGTCATCACTTTGTTTACGAACTCTTTGTTGTCGGTCGGGACATTAACGTCCGTGGTGCTGGGAACATAGATGGCGACCTTTGCGTTAAGGTCAAATTTGAAGTTTTTCATAATTCACTGGTTACGATTAATGACATAATTAAGGCCCCTATAAAGCAAGCCCAAAAAAAGACCTCCGCGGCCCGGCGGCTATTCCATTTCATACCCAAAATATTAGTGATTAGAGGTCCGGCGCGGTAAGCGAACCGCAGGCGTTGCCGCCTCAATTCTGAATTAATCCGGACAAAATATTACAACCTCTTTCGCTATCCGGACGCGGGTTGTTTGCGTCCTTTCTTGCCCCCGTGACTGGTGTATGCCTATGCGGGTATCTATCGCGGTTGTCTGTATTTCAGTTCCGCGGCCCTTTCGTACAATCACACGCGGGCAACGCTCGGGTTATTCGGGTCCCTACCCCTACCGGGCCTTTTCTGTCGTAACGTGACGGGTGCGGCTCAGTGTCCTCCGTTGTTTTGTTTCGGCTTTCCGTGTGCATCATGTGCGGGCCGGAAATGTGTAGGGCGGCAAGGGCTTCGATAGTGTTAGTATCGCGGTTTAGCGAAATGCCGTTTTCAATTCCTCGTGTGTTGCGGATGCGTGCCCGGACAAGTTCGAGAAATGGAACGAGCGCCGGAGCGAGGCGAGCGGAAAGTCTTTGAAAGAACGTGCAACGCATTTGGGTGGGTTGCTGGTGCAAAGATAAAACGCGATTTTCAAATATGCAATAGCACTTAGTAAAAATAATCCAAATGGAACAACATTAGGCAAAAAATCTGATCGCGGCCCGGATTTTGGCGACAAAATGAACAATGCCAGGCAGTATGCTGATTTCAGGCAGGGTTCGACGCTTTGACTTGCCCTATTTCGCACGGAGACACCCAAAATTTCGACGATCTGCAAAAGATGGGCAACTATACCACCCCGGAATAGATCGACGAAATGCGTGAATTACTGCAAGTTACAACAACGGTCCCGGATGCGGCAAAAAGATGTCGATTTTATCGCGTTGAACTTTTGAACGGGGGCAAGTATCGGACGCAGGGAGAATGCCACCAAATCGCCGGAAACGGGGCAAAGATGGCAGGAGCGGCAAGGGTGGGAAAGTGGAGGAGCAAGAGCAAAGCAGGTGAAAAATATTTATTAAACAAAGGCGGTCGAAATTCCGAGGCCATTAACAAGAATTTTCCAAAATGCCCAAAAATGGAAATGCAGTGTTTGTCGGTGATTTTAGGAGGTTTGCGGCTGGTGATGCTTCCTATTTACGGCGGCGAAGTTACATTTTGTAACTTTTTATATACCAAAATGTAACAAATCGAAAGCAATAATATATAGCAAAAAGTGTATAAAATATATTAAATTTAGACAAACCTCTGAGAATCAATGAGTTATTCATAACTCCTTGATTATCAAGGCTTTAGAGGGGGTCAAAATGGCCGTTTTCACCGTTTTGCATTTGTTTTCAGGGGTTTGCAAAATACGCCATAAATTCAACCTAATTAACGTTATGTAAATTGTAACGGCTTCAAAATGCGACTGCAAGCCGTGTAAACAAAAACGACTAA